ATACTGATGCAGAGATTTTAGAACATAATGCAGAATTAGATATATGGAATGAAGATACGATAAAAGAAGGTACAGAGAATGAACATTATACAGCAGAAGAAATAGATGCCCATAATGAAGAATTAGATATTTGGGATATTTCGACAATCAAAGCAGAAGCAATGATTGATGACGATGAAACTACTGTCATATATGTACCTATTGATAGTACTAATGATTATAAGGTATTAAATCCGGATTTGAATATTGTAGGATATAATTATAATAGTCATCAAGTATCAAAACCAGAATATTATGAACAAGCGAAGATTATTTGTTCAATAGAAACTAATCCGAAGTTGATGGAAGTATTATATTCATATCATTATTGTGCAAATCCAAAATATATGACATTAGCAGAAGCAAAAGCAATTACTTCTATTGAACCAATATTAGACTCAGAAAATGGTAATCAGGTAGAGACATTTAATGAGTTTCAATACTTTACTAATGTTACTGAAATACCTGAAAATTTTGCAAGAGGCAATACTTATTTAAGAGAAATTACATTACCTAAATCTATAACTGCTATATGGCGTATGGCATTTGGCATTCCAGGTGCTATGCATAATGCAGGTGGAATAAGTAAATTAGTGAAAGTAGATGGATTAGATAATGTTAGTACAGTTGGTAGAAATGCATTTCAATTTGCGGAAAATTTGACCACATTGAATTTTACTAATAAATTAACCACATTAGATACTGGTGTATTTGCATATTGTAAGAATCTTAAATCTATTGGAGACACATCAAATATAACATCAGTTATGAGTTCTTGTTTTGTATATTCAGGTATTAGAACATTTGTCGCACCTAAATTTAATTCTATAACTAGCACTAGTACATGGATGTTTAGTTCAGGAAATGATACAGATGACCTACCTTTGAATACCTTAATATTAGATTGGAATAATATTACAATTTTACCTGATTATTTCTGTAAAAGATGCTCAATTGAAAAAATACCAGATATGCCAAAAGTAACACAGATAGGACGTGGTACTTTTGCTAAATGTCAAAATTTGAAAGAAATAGGTTATATGCCAAATTGTACAAGAATTGTTCAATTTGCATTTGATAGTTGTCCACAATTAGATTTGAATTATAGAGGAACAACACCATTTCCAAATTTGACAGTTATAGAAAAATGTGCTTTTCAAAATTATAAAGGAGGTCATGCTTATTTTCCAAAAGTAAATAGTGTTGGATTAGGTGCATTTGAATCTGCAGAGAATACAACAATAGAATTTGGATTACCATTTTCAAGTATAACATTTCATACAGATGCATTTAAAAATGCAACAAATATTACTGTAATATGTAATGGTGTAGAATTTACAGAAGCACAATATACAACATATAAAATAACAAAATGAAGATAGAAGTAATAAGAATATTTAATTGTGATAGATATTGTATAAGTCATATATATATTGATGGTAGTTATGTTTGTGATGGTATAGAAGACACAGATAGGATGTTAGATGACACGATGACTGTTGAATATATAAAATCTAAAAAGGTATATGGAAAGACTGCTATACCTATTGGAACATATGAAATGACAATAGATATAGTTAGTCCAAAGTTTAAACAAAAACCATATTACAAAAACTTCTGCAATGGTAAATTACCAAGACTACATAATGTGAAAGGATTCTTAGGAATATTATGGCATAGAGGCATGGATGAGAATAGTACAGCGGGTTGTATGATATTAGGATATAATAAAGTCAAAGGTAAAGTAATCAACTCACAAGAAGCATTTGAAAAGGTATATCACAAATTAGATATTGCTAATAGAATAGGAGAAAAAATCTGGGTAAAATATTCAAGAACATATTGAATTATAGTTATTTAGATACTATATTAATATATATTTAAATTTTTATTATTTGTTTGTTATATTTCTTAGTCTGTTTAACGATTTAGTTAGGCAGACTTTTTTACCGTTCACTCAAAAAATGTTTATTATTATATATAAAACAAATAATAAATAGTAAACATAAGCAGAGAAGAAAATATTTTTACCGTTCACTCAAAAAAAGTTTATTATTATATATAAAACAAATAATAAAAATATATAACAAACAACAAACCATGAATACACAAGAAATTTTTAAACCAATCGCAGGATATGACAATTATGAAGTATCTAATTTAGGACATGTTAGAAATAACAAAACAGGAAGAATATTGTCAATTGCTACTTCTAACACAGGATATAGCTTTGTAAGTCTATCAAAGAATGGAAAGAACAAATCACACTCAATACATAGATTGGTATTGGAAACCTTTGACCCAAAAGATAATATGAAAGAATTAGATGTAAATCATATTGATTGGGATAAAACTAATAACACATTAGAAAACTTAGAATGGACTACACGTCAAGAGAATTTATTGCATGGTTCTGGTCCAACTGAACTCAAAAGATTAGAATCAATGTTATGCAATGCTATAAAGGTTACATTACACAAGTTCTACGACCAATTATTGACAGTCAAATGTACACAACAAACATTCACAACAGAAGTTGTTGAACAAGCAATAATAAATGCTACTAACTTCTATAATGAAACCCATTAGAATAAATTATTATTTTTAATTAAAAGAACATTATAGATTATGATATGGTTAGAGATAAAGCAAATATCATTGGATTATAAAACCCAATATTTGTATAAGGTTACAGATGAAGATTTAGTCAATGGATTCTTTGAATTAGAAGAAACAGATTATAAAGATTATGTAGAGAAAACATTATTGCCAAAAGCAGAATTGATTAAATCAAAATCATTCAAACACAGCGAACCAAAACATGGATATAATACTGAGATATGGAAATGTACAGATACATTTGAAGGTTGTATGTTTTGGTATAATTACTTCACTAAGATAACTAACAAATAAATATATATTAAGAAGATAACTATGGAAAACAATTTAATCAAAGTACAATTATCAACAGGAGGTAACATATATATGGATAAGGTTGCTTGGAATAACTATAAGAATGCAGGAGTATCAAGACAGGATGGATATATTACTCATACTATTTATTTTGAAGCAAAAGAATCAGAAATAAATGTAGAGGAATAATTATGGATAGCATTAGAGATAACTTAAATAGGTTGAGATTACAGACTACCATAATACCAATGAATAACAAACTATATGAATTAATTAATCAATTGATTACAGAAGTAATAAAGATAAACGATAAAATAGATAACACTAATACAGTAGAATATATAGACCCTATTGATATGAGTGTAATGTAAACAATAAATATATTAAGAAGATAATTATGGCGAATTTAGCAATATGGATATGTATTATAGCAGCAGTATTAACAATAGCAAATACTATATATCAGAACAATAACGATAACGATAATAATGAATAAAGATATAATTAATAAGGAATTGGAATACTATCTCAATCAGATAGTATTCCTTACTCAACAAGCAGAACGATTAAAGAACAAAGAAGACTTCAATGAAAGTATGTATAAGCAATCAGAGTATAAGAAGTTAATAGCAAAGACTTATTCAATGAAATATAAAGTACAGAAGATGTTTAATGCCAACAATTACCAGACTTAAAGATTTAAAACAAAAATCAATACAACCATACAAACGTTTCAATCAATCTGCTAAATACTATAATAGCAAAGGTTGGCATTTATTACGCAACAGTTATATTAGAAGTCATCCTTTATGTGAAGTATGTTTGTCAAAAGGTATAACTAAACCTGCAGAACATGTTCACCATAAGATTGAATTTCTAAATGGCAATACTAATGAAGAACGATGGAGTTTATTATTAAATGAAGGGAATTTGATGTCAGTTTGTTCTGAATGTCATAGACAATTACATAATCGATAAATATATGTTTAATATTTTATGAAGGAGAATATAAATGGAACAATATACTTAATTAAACAAATATCAACGGGTAAATGTTATGTTGGGCAAACAACATTAGACCCTTATGAAAGAATGAAACAACATCTAAGTTCCCCAAATTCTGATGATTTCCATATATTATTAAAGAATAATCAAACAGATTTTACATTCCAAATATTAAGAACAAACATAAGGAAACAAAATGTATTAAATCAATTTGAATGTTATTATATAGGTTATTATCATTGTATAGAAGAAGGATTTAATAAATCTATGGGAGGAAGTTTAACTAATCTATCAAACTATTATTTACCAAACTAAAAATAAAAATATTTTACATACGGCGGGTATGGTTTTTTAGAGCAACCAGAATCGAAATACCGCCCCAAATTTCCTTCGCATAAACAGTCAGTTTTCAGACGAAATAAAATTTATTATTTTAATTATGAATGCAAAAATTATATATAAAAACTACGACCAACAAGTTCAGGAATATATGTGTAATGTCATAAATTGCTTAGAAGAAGATTATGGCAAGATACCTGAATCATGGAGAGTATCATTAGATTTGATTGCAGATAACTATTCATTATATTTACAGGCGAAAAAAGATATAGATGAAAATGGATTAATGACAATAGATAAATATGGAAGACCTTTTAGAAACCCATGTTATAGTGTTCTTAATTCAGCACAGTTGCAATTGAAGGATTTACTTAAATCTTTTGCTTTAACACCAATGAGTAAATCTAAGATGAAAGGATTTGAAAATAATAACATTGATGAAGACGAATATTTAGAGGATTTGGGATATGAGTAAAAGTGATTTGCTAAGTAAGTTGTTTGAATTACAAGAACAGTCAGAAGAACGATTTGATATAACCTGTGAATGGAAGGGTAATAAAATCGTCATAGAGTATAAATAAATGACTTCTGAGACACTCAAAACTCATTTATAATAAAATCCATATAAAAGTATTTTGAGTGTCTCAGAATTAACCAGAATGAACGAGAGGATAACGATAGATAACATTGACCATAAGTATATTGAATATGCAGAAGATGTAATAAGTGGTAAGATAGTCGCAGGTGAGTTAATTAAACTTGCCTGCAAAAGATATATGAGTTATTTCGACCGTGATGACATATACTTTGATGTAGAGAAAGCAGAGAAACCAATTAAGTTCATTTCTAAGTTGAAACATTTTGAAGGACAATTCAGGGGCAAGTATTTCATATTACAGGATTGGCAGAAGTTTATGATATATGCTATATTTGGTTGGATAAGAAAAGACAATGGAACAAGATTAATTAGAAATGCATATATTCAAATAGCAAGAAAATGTGGCAAGACATCATTAGTATCTGCATTAGGATTATATGGTATGATAGCAGATGGTGAAGCAGGTGCAGAAGTCACCTGTGTTGCTCCAAGTGCTGAACAAAGTAGAATAGCATTCTCAAAAGCAAGTAATTATTTAGAGTCAATAAATAGATTCAATTTATTTAAAGCATTAAGAGGTGAGATAAGATTTCCAAAAGCAAAATCACGTTTCAGAATAATGTCATCTGATGCTAATTTTGGTGATGGATTCAACCCTTCATTTGCAATAATAGATGAATACCATGCTATGAAGAACAATGATATTCCTAATGTATTGATTTCTGGTATGGGTATGAGACGTCAACCTTTGATGATGTATATAACAACAGCAGGATTTAATTTATTGTCACCATGTAAAAGATATAGAGATATGTGTGAAGAAATACTTAGAGGATTCAAACATGATGATACAGTATTTGCATTGATATATGAGATTGACAAAGATGATGATTGGCAAGATGAAAGGGTATGGAAGAAGTGTTGTCCTTCGTATGGCATAACTGTTGAAGATGATTATATGCCACAACAAAGACAGATGGCAATAAACAATACATCAGAAGAAAGAGACATATTGACTAAAACATTTAATATGTGGATTCAAATGACATCTGATTGGTTGCCTATGTCCTTATTAATGCAGCATAGTAAGAAGATAAATATTGAAGATTATGCTAATATAAATGGGTTGTATTGTGTGATGGGAATTGACTTAGCAGCAGTATCAGATTTGACCTGTGCTTCAATAGCATTCAATTACGAAGATAAGATATATTTCAAAACGTGGATATTCATACCGGAAGTTGCATTAGAAGAAAGTCCTAATAAAAATCTATATAAAGATTGGATTAAAAGAGGGTTGATTGAATTAACACCAGGGAATGCGACTGATTATGATTATGTATTGAAAAGAATCATTGAAATAAATATGTCTATAAAGATTTTGAAAGTAATGTATGATAGTTGGAATGCTACTCAATTTACAGAGAATGCAATACAACAAAGAATAAAGATGGAACCATTCTCACAAGCATTAGGCAACTTCAATCGACCTACAAAAGAATTTGAAAGACTATTGAGATTAGGTAAGATTGTTATTGATGATAATGAAGCAGTAAGATGGTGTTTCAGTAATGCGACAATTAAGACAGATTATAATGGCAATAGCAAACCTGTTAAAGGTGGAACAAAATATGAGAAGATAGATGCCACTATATCTATGTTGGAAGCATTAGGTGGAATGATAGAATCAAGAGCATTTAAACATTTCTTTATAAGTATCTAATATTAAAGTTATGTAAAATGTTTATTATTATATATAGAAAAACACTTTTATTAGTTAATGGGATTATTTAGTTGGTTTAAAAAAGAGAAACGAAATCAAGAAGAATCACAACAACCACAACAAGTACCATATAGAAGTCCATTTAGTAATGGAGCATTGTTTTTTGGACAATATGTTAATGCTAATGCTTTATCATTATCTACTGTGTTTGCAGCAGTTGATATAATATCAAATTCATTAGCAGAATTACCAATACAAGTAAAGCAAATTAAGAGTGATTGTAATGACATATTGCCTAATCATCCAATAACTAAACTATTCAATAATTTACTTATAAGTAAGTTCATATTCATTAAGCAATTGATAGTTGATATGTTATTATATGGTAACGGATATGCGTATATTCAAAAAGATTCAAATGGAGCGCCAATTGATTTGATATATTTAGAGCATGGTGATGTTGAGATTGATTATATAAAAGACACAAGAGTTTTAAGATATAAGATTAGTGGCAAATATAAAGGTGTTCCAAAAATAGTATTGCCAAAACAAATGATTCATCTATATAAAAACTCTAATGATGGAATAAAAGGTAGAGGAATATTGTCTTATGCTAATCGTACTATAACCATTGGAAACTATACAGAAGAAGCAGCAAAAGATTATTTCGGTTCAGGTTGTGGAATCAAAGGTATATTGAAATTCAATGAACAAGTATTAGATGTTGATAAAGAAGAAATAAGAAAGAATTGGCAACAAGTTCATGGTGGTTCTAATGGTTCAGGATTAGCAGTTTGTGATTTTAATGTAGATTTCATTCCTGTATCACAAAGTGCAAATGAATCACAGATGATAGAAACACGACAATTCAATGTGACAGAAGTAGCACGTTATTTCAATATTTCACCTGTATTATTACAAGATTTGTCGCATAGTTCATATTCAACTATTGAAGCATCACAATTAGAGTTTTTAATACATACTTTATTGCCTTATATTTCATTGATTGAATCTGAATTTAATCGTAAATTAGGTGAAGATGGAATAATAATAGATTTAGACGAAAAATATTTGATGTCAGCGGATAAGAATACAGAAGCAAACTACATTAAGAATCTTATTTCATCAGGTGTTATATGTGTAAATGAAGGTAGAAGAATGTTAGGATTTGGACCGATTGAAGGTGGTGATAAACATATAATTGCCTATACTAACATTGATAACAATACAATCAATAAAGAAGGTGACGAAACTAACGAAGATGACTCAGTAGAAGATGAATCTGAAACCTAAAAAAATTTATTATTATATATAATGGAGAAAGAAGTTAGATGTTATGGAGAAATCAGAAATCTTAATGAAGATTCTCGTCTAATATCTGGTTATGCAGTTAAGTTTGATTCAGAATCACAATACATGGGATTTTATGAGCAAATTAATAGGTCAGCAATTGACGAAGAACTCATTAAACAATCTGATATATTTGCAAAATTAGACCATAGGGATGACGTCATATTAGCACGTTCAAGATATGGTGAAGGTTCTTTGAAATTAGAGTTGAGAGAGGATGGATTATACTATGAATTTGAAGCACCTAAAACACAATATGGCGATGAATTGATTGAACATATAAAAAGAGGTGAAATATTCGCATCATCATTTTGTTTTGCTTTGCCTCTTGATGGTTCAGGTGAAGTAAGAACAAGAGACGAAAACAATATCATACATAGAAACATTACAAAGATTGCAAGACTATTTGATATTTCACCTGTATATAATCCAGCATACTTAGAAACGACTTGCAGTAAAAGAACATTAGATATATTGGAAGAAATAAGAAAGATGAAAGAGGAAGAAGAATTACTTGATAAGACAGGTGAATTAAAACCTGAAAAATTTGAAGTCAGAACAATAGATAAAGAGGAAGAGGAAAAGGAAGATGATAAAGGTGATGATACTGCTAATAATGATGCAGATAATTCTGATTCTAATGACGATGTTGAAAAAGTAGAAGACGAAAAGAAAGAAGAAAAAAATGAATCAGAAAAAGAAGATGAAGAAGTGGAATCTGATAAAGAAGATAATAAAGATGATGAAACTGATAAAGAGGATAACAAAGAAGATAAAGAGGATGGCGAAAAAACTCAAAGAAACAAAAACAAATATATAGACAATCATAATATTATGAACACAAATTTTAGTTTACTTAGAAGCATTAAGAATATCGCAGAGAACAAACCACTTAATGCAGTTGATAACGCTGTAATTGAAGCAGGTAAAGAGGAATTGCGTAATGCAGGTATGGCATTTGACGGACAAATTCAATTACCTACTGAAAATCGTGCAATTGTTACTGTAACATCAGAAGGTGAAGATGTAGTTGCAACAGAAGTATTCAACATCATGGAACCATTACGTGCTAAGAATGTATTAGCAGACGCAGGTGCTACTATTTATACAGGTTTAGTTGGTAATGTAAAAGTTCCTGTAATGGGAGCATCACAAGTAACATGGGAAGGTGAAACAGCAGCAGCACAAGATGGAGCAGGTACATTCAATCATGTTGAACTTGCACCAAAGAGATTAACTGCATATATTGATATTTCAAAACAATTCTTAATCCAAACAGAGAACTTATCAGCAGAAGCAAAAATCCGTCAAGATATTGTAAATGCTATCAATACAAAATTGGAGCAAACAATATTAAGTGCAGATGCAGGAACTACTACAAAACCTGCAGGTATGCTTAATGGTTTAACTACTTCTGGTGCTCTTGCAGATTTTGCAAGTATTTGCGATTTAGAAGCAGGTGTTGAAGGTAACAACGTATATGATGAATGCAAATATGTAATGGATCCAAAATCAAAAGCAGTTCTTAGAAACATGGCAAGAAGTGGAGACCATACAAGATTAGTAATGGAGAACAAAGAAGTTGATGGTACTCCTGCATTCGTTACTTCAAACGTTCCTGAAAACACTGTAATATATGGAGCATGGAGCAATCTCGTTATAGGTCAATGGGGTGCGATTGATTTAATCGTTGACCCATACACACAAGCAGGAAATGGTTGTGTAAGATTGGTTATCAATGCATTCTTCGATGCTAAAGTTGCACGTAATGAAGCATTCGCATTCGGTACAACTGGAGATTAATTATAATCACATATAATAGATTGGTTGGGAGCAATCCTGACCAATCTTTAAAAAAATATAAGTCAATATGTATGGAATATTTAGATTTAAGTCAAATTAAGAAACATTTAAATATAGATGCCGCTTTCACA